GTCAAGAACGAGCTGCCACAGGTAGCGGCGAATGTAAGTGATGGAGCTGCCGGTCGCCTGCATTTCGTTTGTGACCTGATTGCCAGCGTTGGACACGATGGGGGCAATGGGGGTGTACGGTGCAACGAAGTCAATGAAGTCCTCACGGTCATCGACATTGTAGACACGAGCGGTCGCCTTGTCGCCGTACATGGACGGAACCATCATCAGACCGATTTCAAGGAAAATCTGCTCGGCCTTGGGAACAATGTCCGCCAGCTCGAAATACTTATATTCGAGCTTCATGTGCTTGCCGCTCTTGTCCACGCCAGCTTCGAGGAAACGCACACGGGCAAGCTGCAACTTCTTGAACACATTCATGGTGGAATAATCCACCGCCGCAGTCTCAGCGGCTTTCTTGGTAGTAGCCATATTTATACCTCCAACATTTCTAATAATTTTTTCTTGATAGAATTGACTCTGCGGGTATTTCGCTTGGGCGGCTTCTCTCCGAGAAAATCTCGGACATAACGCCGTGCCAGCCGGATATACCAGTCACGGTCAACCACATCAATCGTCAGGTGATTGTCGTTGTCTACGACACATTTTGCGGGGAGTCCAGCAATCTTGACGGGATTGCCAGTGCCAAGGTGGATTTTGTAGAGGGTTCCGAACCGATGATCTTCCGTGGCATATACCCGGTTGACCTTCTGTACGACCTCCATCTGACCGTCTATCTCATGGAAAGCGTCACCATACTTACTCCCGGCCTTGGCGACCAACTGGAAGTCCAGCAGGTGGTCGCAGCTCATGATGGTGTCTTCGACCGGGATACCGTAGGCCAGATAATCCTTGACGGCCTTGGCAACCACGCAGGCGTTGTTGTTAATGTTGAACGCTCCTGCCGGGGCAATTCCACGAACGAGAACGCCGCCCTTGATTTTGGGGTCGCCCTCGAAGGGAACCTCGACATAATTGTTCACATCTTTCTGACAGATCATCTTGATAAGGTCTTCCTCTAACTCAAAGCCGGTTCTGTCCTGCCACTCCTGCGTAATTTCCTGATACACAGGCACATCGCAGTCATCAAGGCTGACCATGATACCATCGGTGTTGAGCTGAATGATCTTCAAGGTGGGGCAGTCCTGAACAAGATGTTCCGCCATTTCGAGCAACTGCAACTGGCCTGAGATACAGACCGAGCGCCCCATGAGCGGGTCATACAGGTCATTGTAGCGGTTCAGCATAGCGCCGTAGGTGGTGTTCAGCACCAGCTTCAAGGCGTTTGCCGTAGCCTTATCACCAGCCCTCTTTGCTTTAACACGCCGCTCAATGGTAGCGGCATACACATCGGGAGAGGGAATGTTTCTGCTACAATAACCGTTCAAGGTCATCTGGTGTGGATAGTAGCTTGCAACATCTTTGTTGCGGATAGAGCGGGTTTCCGTGGCTTCCTCTCGGTAACACGGGATAGCCCCGTGAATACCACCGTAGGCGATGGTACAAGGACAGCCGCCCACCATCAGATCGAGTTTTTCCTTGAACACTACTTCGTCAGGAATACTCTTGTCCTTCAACCGTTCGAAGAAGTCGAACACTTCCTGCGGAATGTACTGACGAAGCAACTTCGGCGGATACTGGTATTCCCGCTCGTCATAGTGTGGCTTTTGCTCTGCGTCAAGGTAAGCAGCGGTCAGCTTGGCATTGGTCATGTAGAGGGCTTTTGCTGGATACAGCCCCTTTTCACGACCCAGCGTGAGCTTACTGGACAGGTAGCCTTGACGAAGATCGTCCAGCCTGTCAGTTGCGTCAACATCATGGCGGCAGTAGAACTCAACCTCTCGCTTCTCGTCCTCAGTCAGAGGGCGGTCGATGTTAAACGGAACGGTGGTTTCACGAATGTCCATTCCGAGGTGCGCTTCGATTGCTTTCAGGGATAAACCTCTCTGACAATCGTCCAGCAGGTCATATTGATCGAAGAAAATCCCGCAGTCACGGAGAGGGGCGTACTCCCAGCCCTCGTGACCGCCAACGATAATGAAATCGTTTACTGCCTTGATTTCCTCCGGCGTGAAGCCTGAGAGAACCGCTTTCAGAATGAATTGGTCATAGTGCTTATTGTTGAACCCTGCCAACAGGGGTTCTTGGGTCATGAACTGTTCGACCGCTTCATTGTCATTCCAAATTTCGGTGTATTCCCCCGTGACCTTGTTCTTGAAGACAAAAAGCCAATCGTAGGCAAACACCTCGCAGTCGAAAATGAAAGGTTCAAGGTTCAGCGGTATCACCTCCTAATACTGCGCCCCATTGTTGCGCCATAGCGTCCGCAATACCGGGGAATGTTTTTGAACGGGCTTTGGAATTGTGAGGTATCCTCGCCCCGTAGCTGTCCCCCCCCGCCTTGCGGCCTGTTCCGGCAGGAACAAAGGGCTTCCATTCTGCAAGAACATTGGTGTAAACCAACGGTGGAAGGTTTTTCAACCAAAGATAGGTGAGTTTGCTCCACGGGTCGCCAAATTGATAGGGCTGTATTCGCTGATCCTCTTTTGGCAATTCAACGATTTTGAGAGGGCGGGGGTTCTCAATAGCCACTCGATCACAGTCAGCATTTAGAAATCGAAGGAAAAACGCTTTGGCTTCCATCGCCTTTTGGAATCGAGCCTTATCAATTTGACCCTTACGAGGATACATTCGACACGCTCCCGCATTACTCATGAAAGTGCAAGGCGGGTGAGCAATTATCAAATCCCACCGCTCAACATAGTGAGCTTTTCCGTCTTCGGTTTTGAAAACCAGATACCGTCCGAGTAACAATAGAGCATCTGCCTTGATGTGCCATTCCGGGTGTCCACCTGAACACTCCTGAATGTCACAGGAGTAGGCTTCATACCCCAAATGCCGAAATGCAATACAAACAGCTTGACTTTCCTCGCAGGCAACGAGAACCTTTATATCAGTTCTCTCCGTCAATGAACTTGCACCCCGCTTTCCGGTAGGTGGTACATCGCTTCTTGTAACTTCTCACGAGGTACTGGATACCATCGTCCACATAATCGTAGGCAATAGGCTCACCCTTTCCCTCGAAGGTACGAGCGATACGACCAATGCTCTGAGTTATTACAGCGTAGTCTTTCTGCGGCGTAGTCAGGTACAGCCGGTCGAGCCGAGGAATATCCAGCCCCTCTTTCGCCAGAGAGTAAGTGGCGAACAGATACCGCTTGCGCCCCTGCCGCATTTCCTCAATGGCCTGCTCCCGGAGAGCCTTGGCTTTCTTCGTGGTCATCTTCCCATCAATCATGACCGCCTGTTTTCTCAGGTCGGACGGAAGATGGTTCATTAGGTTCTCCAAATGACTAAGCCTATCAGAAAGAATAAGATTGTAATGATCTCGATTTGCTACAAGGTCAGCAGCAATCAAATCATTCCGGTCATACCTATCAGCGAGGAAATTGACCAACTTGGCATAGATAATCGTACCGTCCGTGTCCAAGAACTCACGGCTGAGTCCTTGATGTGTGGCACGGGGGAGAACGCTAACGGCCATGATCTTGTCTTTCACCGCTTCCTCCGGCACTTGATAGGCAATCCCGCCCAGCAGAGCGTAGGTGGCGGCAATCATACCGTCTGCCCTGTGAACCGTAGCGGACAGGCCGTACTTGTGTCGAGCTGCCAGAGCGTTCAGCACCTTTGAGAACTGCGTCATGGCGGTCGGGGTTCCGGCTACACGGTGACACTCGTCCACGATGATACAATCCCAAACATCACGGTACTGGCTCAGATCGAGGTTGCACATGGTCTGCACCGTTGCGAAGGTGATTGCCTTACCGATTTGAACCCTACCTTCGGTGATCGTGCCAGTCAGAGAAGGACTCATGTACTGCTCCGCTCGGCTTTTGCTCTGTACGAGCAAATCCCGTGTATGGGTCAGCCAGAGTGTCCTTCGACCTGTATCTGCCGCAACAGCAATTCCGATCTGCGTTTTACCGCACCCCGCAGGGGCTTGAAGAATACCATAGTAGGCAGTTATCAGTGCTTCCTTGGCTTCCATTTGGTAGTCATAGAGCGGAATGGTGCAACCGAAGTCCACCTCGGTCGGTGTGGGAAGATTGATCTTTATGTGGCAATCGTCCATCGCCAACACATCATTCAGACAACCATAGGGGAGAACCAGCGTGTCACCGTCCCATTGAAACAGGTACAACTTCTCAGGGGTGTTGCCGACCCAAAAGTGCATACGGACTTTCTTGGCGTACTCAGGATTAGGAAGGATAAGCTGCTTCTTGCACCATGTAAGCAACTGCTCAGACGGGTTTTCAATTCGGAGCTGATTGCCAACAGTCACTTGCATTGGGACACCCACTCTCCGAGTGTGATACCGAACTGTTTGATTTCAGACGCAGAGAGAACGGTCTTCATTAAGAACAGATTGCGTATCACCGTGAAGGACAGGAAGTACACAGCTCCGTTCATCATTCGGAGAGCGAACCACCCCTCTCCGTTTCCCGTTTCTTCCCAAAGAGACATAGCGGAAAACTGGTTTTCTTCGATACGCTCCATCTTGAAAATGTTCTTGGAACAATCCTTACAGTCAATGGGATAGCTGACACCGTTTCGAGCCGCAATCACATCGAACGGCTGACCTTGACTGTTCTGAGCGAGATTGTGCGCCCAAAAGCCACAACTCGACAGGCTCAGGCATAAGTCTCTTTCAAAGCCAGTGCCAACCTTGCGATTGACATTCATGTTTTCACTCCTTTCACCGCCCCTGACGGGGCGGGATTTACGAGATACCCGATCAAATGCAGAAGCCGAAGGACACGCCACCGGAGCCGCTGGCGGAGTTAGAGTCGGCGGCGCCGCCGTAGTTCACACCACAGAAACGGGAGGTGATGCCGGAACGAGGAGAACGCTCCCACCTCCAATCCTTCTCACCATTCTGCTTGCACTTGCCATAGGGCGTGTTCTCTCGCTTGTACCACTCGTACCACTTACCCTCATAACCGCAGGAATAAATCTTGCGACCGAAGACCTCCTGCTCAGAAAGAACGAACAGCTTGTCAACGGAAGGAACCCGTACTTCGTTCTTGCTGCTCTTGACGGTCATCTTTACCACGGGCTTGATGACCGCTTTCAAATCAGCGGGAAGCTGCTTCTCGAAGAAGTTGCCGTTGAGCTTGGCACGGAGATAGGAAGCGTCCCAGCCGCCCTCGTTGGTAGACTTCTCATTCATAGGAATGTCACCGTCAAGGGTTTCCACAGTCTCAAAGGTGATATGAACCAGACTGCCGTCCCTTGCGTAGTCATGGTTGAACCCGATGATACGGGCAGTCAGGTAGGAGCCGTCAGCCAGACGGAACTTCTTGGTATCACCGACCTCGAACATCTTGTCGGCAAGGCCGAAGGAGGAATACATATTGATCTCGTCCCAAGAACAGTCTTCCAGCTTGCAGCGCTTCGGAGAGGGGCGACCGCCGAACATGACACCATACACAGAATTAAGGTGAAGTTTGACGGTATCGGTATCCACATAGCCCGTAGGCATAAGGGTTTCGATCATCTTCTTCTGAGAAGCGATGGTTTTCTCCATCTTCTCGAACTCGTCAGCGAGTTTCGCAATCGTGCTATTCATAAAGTTCTCCTTTACAAAACAATAGGTTCTGATATAATCAGATTGAGCTTTTACGCTTGCCGTTGATGGAAGTACCAGTTCCGTCAGCGGCTCTTTCTTTTTCTCGGCGGGGCGGGATAAAACGCACCGGACAGCTCACAGAACAACCAGAAGCAGCCAAGGCCGATACCCATACGAACCATGCCTGCGCCGAGAGCCATTGTGTCTTGCTCTACCGCACCAACAACACCCAACAGGTAGAAAAACGAGAAAAATGCCAATACTCCAAATACTTTTTTCATTATCTGTTCCTCCAAACCATAGGTTTCCATTGATACGGTGTTCCGTACTTCTGCTCGTACCAGCTCTCGAACTGCTTGCGGTTCGTTTCGTCCTTGAAAAACTCTCGGACAGATCGAGCAAGGAGTGAGCTGAACGCTTTGGCCTGTCCTCGCACTTCCGGGGCAAATGCACTGTCGCTCATGACACACCGCCGATCTGCCGCTCGTACCAGTCCAGAATGTCGATAGACTCAGCGATGATCTTGTCCACAGAAGGGCCGTTACGAGTTCCTGCGAGAATTGCACTCAGGACAGGGCCGTTCGTTTCAATACCCCGCTTTCGGAGCATATCAATCAGCCATGCAAACGACAGGTGATTGACGCTCAGGCGATAGCGAATTTTCTCACGCTCTTTCACAAAACCTCTCCTTTCTTTGAATTGAGAACAATATTTATTGACAACCAGTGGGCGTAATGGTACAATTTACTTGCCAGACAATTAAACCATTGACCACAGCAACCGCCGAAAAAAGAAAACCTTTCGGGGGTCGGGTTTTTGTTGTCAAAATCTCTTGTTCACAATCCAAAGTATATCCTACCTTTGTAGGATTGTCAATAGTAAATCCTAAAAAAGTAGGATTTTTTTGAAGGAGGTATTTATGAACACAAGTCGTATTAGAGATTTAGCCAAACAACAAGGGAAAAGCGTCACCTATATTTGCAAACTTATCGACCGCCCCAAATATTATTTGAACGATGTAGATAAAAAGCCTGACCGCATGATTTCAGATGAAGACTTGAAAACTCTCGCTATCAATCTTGGAACAACGGCTGAGTATTTAAAAGGTGAAACTGACGACCCTCTCTTTCACTTGTCCTCTGTTGGTTTGACCACCGAACCTTATGAAAAGAATTACAAGCGACCTATTTTCGGTCATGCGTCCGCAGGAAAAGGTGTCATCGCTCAGCAAGAAGCATTGGGGTATGAACAAGTTGACCCCGAATATGACTGTGATGATTGTTTCTGGTTACAAGTTGACGGAGATAGTATGTCGCCAGTCTTAGACGATCACGATTTAGTGCTGGTTAAAAAGGATACACCTCCCGAAACAGATACTCTTATGGTTGTCATTGTTGATGACGAAGAAGGATTTGTTAAGAAAATCAGCATTGATGAAGATACTGTGACCCTTCGCTCTTTTAACCCACACTATCCTCCCCGTGTTTTCGGCGGTGTTGAAATTGGACGATTGCGCTTTGTCGGTAGAGTCATGGAGCTAAAAAGGAGATTTGCATGAAAAAATTTCCAATCGACCTTTCCTGTCTGACAGAGGAAGAAATCTCTCAATTTCAGGAAGACCCATATACGCTTTACAACGGCGATCAAGATGTTGCTCTCTATCTTCGGTATAGCTCCACAGGCCAAAGTGACCAATCCATTGAAGGGCAGCTTCGTGACTGCCGTGCCTTCTGTAAAGCAAACCACTACCGCATTGTAGCAATCTATGTTGACCGAGCAACGACCGCTCGCAAAGATGTGGAAAAGCGGGTTCACCTCATGGAAATGATTGCAGACAGCGCAAAACAGAATTGGGAATATGTCATCGTCTGGAAGCTCGACCGTTTTGCTCGTAACCGCAACGATAGCGCAATTATGAAAATGCGTCTGCGGAAGAACGGCGTAAAAGTCCTCTCCGCCACAGAACACCTTACTGACAGCCCTGAGAGTATCATTTTGGAATCTGTGTTAGAGGGTATGGCTGAGTTTTTCTCCGCCGAGTTGTCGCAGAAGGTCACAAGAGGTATGCGTGAGTCCGCCTTGAAGTGCCACAGTGTAGGCGGTCATATTCCCCTTGGGTACAAGGTGGAAAATCACAAACTGGTCGTTGACCCCGACACCGCCCACATCGTTCAGGAAGCGTTCTCTCTTTATGCCAACGGTGAAAGTGTCGCTGGCATTTGCCGAAAGTTTAACTCTGCCGGATATAAGACCGCCAAAAACACGGAGTTCAACCGCAGTAGCTTTAAGGCCATGTTCCGTAATACTCGCTATATCGGCACTTATACCTACAAGGATATTGTCATTGAAAATGGTATTCCTGCCATCATTGATAAGGAGCTGTTTGAAACGGTACAGCGGCGGCTTTCTAAGACCGCCACAGCCCCGGCAAGGGGCAAGGCTAAGGTAGATTACCTCTTGTCTGGAAAGCTGTTCTGCGGTCATTGTGGGGCTTCTATGAACGGTGAAAGCGGAGCCGGTAGACATGGCAAGGTCTACCACTACTATTCCTGTTACACCAAAAAGAGAAAACTTGGATGTGACAAGCGGCCTTTGAAAAAAGATTACATTGAAGGGATAGTAGCCCGTGACGCTCTCAACCTTTTGACCGATCAGCTCATTGATGAAATCGCAGACATGGCAATCCGGCAGAGTGAACAGGATTTAATAAACGACACACACATTCCGCAGTTGACCGCTCAGTTATCGGAGGTCGAAAAGTCAATCACAAATATCACCGCTGCCATTGAAAAGGGTATTGCTTCCGAAACATTGATGAACCGACTTGTCCAGCTCGAACATGAAAAGAAGACCCTCAACAAAGAGATCAAAGCTGAGGAAAAATTCGTCTACCGAATTGACCGTGACCAGATCGTATTTTGGTTGAGCCAGTTCAAATACGGGAATATCGAAGACGAAGACTTCCGCAGGCGGCTCATTGATTTACTCGTCAATTCCGTTACAGTGTGGGACGAACCTGACGGATATAAAATCACTACCGCATATAACCTAACCTCTTGCAAAACCAAGACTTTCCGGGTAGAAAAGAACCCCGCCGCCGAAGAAGCGACAGGGTTCGATTTTGGGGAGTCTGAGTGTACCATTGAGCGCATATCCGAACCCTACATTGTGTGGGGAACGGTGTTCGTTCAAACCAAAAGACACTCCTTACCTTAATCGGTAGGGAGTGTCTTCTTTTATTCTTCGCCAGAATACCCGTTCGCTCTGGCGCATTTCAGCGCACCCAAGATCATCTTGTCCTGAGCCAGCGTTCGTTCTTTCAGCTCATAGAGTGGAGTACGGCGATGATCGTCCCATTCAATGAGCTGCTTTTTGTCGTGAACGACTTGACCCTCATAGAGATTGATAACCTTATCGAGCGTGATTTCTTTCAGCACTTGCATTTTCTCACCCCTGAGCGTCCTCGTCTGAGGTTTCTTTTGACTTGACCTTGATGCCGTACAGAATGGCAAGTTCGGCAGTCCAAGCCGCAAACCAGCCGACCGTCAATTCTGTGTCAACAGTGTGACCGCAGGCGTTCAAAATCAGAACCACAATGGCGTACCAAGTCAGATTGAAGATGGACAAGATCGTGAACTTCGTGCGCTTTCTCATTCTTTTCTTCTTCGGCTTAGGTTGCACTCGTTTACCACCCATAGGAAGTCCTCTCAGCGGCTCAGAAAGCGTTCATGCACGAAGCCAGTATACTTTACCCTCTTGTGCGAGAAAGCCACATAGAGCCATTTAACACCGTTTACAACGGTGTAGTAGCCGTAGTTTTTGACGGTGGTTCCCTTGGGGATTGTCACCAGCACTCTACTGTCCGTCCCGGCAGCGTCACGGACATTCAGGCCAGCACCAGCGGTCACGGTGTAAGTGCCTGCCACAGCCTTATTGAAAGACCGTGCGACACCCTTCGCCTTGACCTCGGTGGTAGGAACGGGCTTGACCGTTTCGGGCTGTGCGGGGGTCACGGTTTTGTCGTAGGTCACATAGGGGAGGTGTCCGTGCTTCTTCCACATACGGGTATTGTACCCGTTCTTCTTCCCGATGTTACCGACAGCGGTGATCTGCACATTGTTCGCCCAACGAGGGGAACACTCGACCGCAAGGCCGTTGCCAATATACACGCCGATATGTCCCGTAGTCCATACCACTTCGCCGGGGTCAACCTTGTCCCACCCGGAAGCGGAAGCGTCCTTGCACCTCTTAATCATAGTGTCAGCGCCCTCGTCAGGTACGCCGTTGGTGGCGTATTTTGCGCCGCCGTAGGACTTGGTTTTATCCCCTGTCCAGCCCCACAGAACGGCTTTAATAAGGTTCACGCAGTCAAAGCCGAAGGTGTCAGGGGTCGCCGCCATAATCATAGAGGTACGAGCTGCCGCCATGTTGTAGGGGTGGTTCTTGATATACCGAGACTTGTTTGTGTCGGTCAGCGGCGCACCAAAGCACCCCATAACATACAGGGTCTTGTAGTGCTTGGCAATATCAACGACCTTGGCGACCAGTTCACTTGACTTCATCATAGCTCTTGTCCTCCTTGGTAGCGTCCAAAATGGCCTTAAATTTCATAAATGCTTCTGCGATGTACTTGCAGGACACCATGAGTACCGCACCAATAATCACCAAATTGCTGAAAATATCTACATACTCAGCCGGAATTTCCCACCCGACCATATCTGCAAACAGCGGCAGTGTGGTAATAGCCACACACAGCAGGGTTAGGCCGCAGACAAAAGCGGCGATCTTCAAGCCGGAGTTCACCAGCTTTTCCTTGCTGAACGGTTCCAGCAGGATTTTAATGTTGTAATACAGAGAAAAGGATACATTGGAAAGGTAGGCACATAGAAAAATCAGCATAGCCCAGCCAATGTTCGTCAGGTTGTGCAAAATGGTTTCGAGCATAATTTTTACCTCCAATTTTTAATTTAGGTGAGTTAGGTGAGTAATCGGGCGTTTTTCCTATAAACTCCTTCTTATACACGCATACTAAGAGAAAGTTATAGGGATTTTGACCCGATTACTCACCTTTATCACCTTACTTTCGGGTCATGCAGGCTTGTGAAAGCCCTCCAAGTCCTCGATACGGTGGTTGATGACCTTGATCTGTTCTTCAACCACAGGTACACGCCTTGCAAAATTGTTGTGTTCCCGCACTTCACGGGTCAGTTCGTTCAACTTGGTTTCGATGACCGCCTGCTGCTTGTCCAGTTTTGCATCAACCTTACTGGCAGACTTGCCGGACGAGTAGATGATACCAAGCAGGCTCAGACCACCCGTGATAATAGCGACCAGAATTGCGTCACTCATGTCCTGCCCCCCCTTTTTTTACTTGCCGGTGTATTCTTCCCAGCCAGCAGGATAAGCGTCCGGGGAATACACATTTCCGTCAATCAGACTGCGGTACAGCTTGTCGTTGTAGCTCACGATGTCACCCTTGTTGTAAGCGTCATGAGCGCCTGTTGGCTGAGTCCACACGGGGTAGCCGGAAGGGGTCAGGCCAATCGGAGTGTAGAGAGCGGGAAGTGTGTCAGGCTTCCAATCTGCTTGGGAAGTGTGCGCTTGTACCACCTTGTAGAGCTGCGGGTCGCCTACACCGTTCACGCCGTAGGTGAAATAATCACCAACAGCATAGGCATGACCGATCTGATAGGGGTCGTAGATGGTTGTAATCATCATCGCAGAGTCTTCGTCAAGGCTTTTGGCGAACATCTGAACAGCCTTGCGGAACTGCTCAGAATTACGGAGGTCGTTCGGGTCAGTCAACAGAGCGGTCAGACTGGAAGCGTAAACGCCATCGTCCACTTCTTCGACCGAAACCATTTCAGCACCGTCCAGTTCAGGGTGTCCGTTGACATGGTAGACGGTGCCGTTCAAGGCGATACCCTGTGCATTGCCCTCGGTCGTCAGGCCGTAGCAGCCGTTTTCCTGCATACATACCCAAGTTAGATTGCTCACAATGCCGAGAACTGTGTCCTTCTTGATGATTTTATACATGGCTTTTCCAACCTTTCTCGTCCGGGTAGAACCCGTACAATGATTTGAAATACTGATTGGTGCGCTGCCGCACCTTGAAGCTGTGACCTCGCTTCATGTGACCGTTGTAGGAGTCCACGGAACACCGAATGTCAGCCAAGGTCATTTCGCCCCGGTCGAGCTTTCCTCGGAAAGCCCTGAGCTTGTGTCGAACAATTTTTGTTGAGTCCCTGTTCATCTTCCGAACAACCTTGCCGGTCGGTGTGATGATGAACCTCGTTTTCAACCAGCGGTAATAATCTCTGAGAGGAATGACCCTTGTCTTCTTCAAATTCAATTCCAGACCGCACTTCTCGCAGATGATCTTCAACCCGTCCATACAGAGATACAAGTCATCAATGTCCGGGCTGATTGCCACGCCATCGTCCATGTATCGCTCATAGGCTTTGATACGGCAGACCTCTTTGAAGTAGTGGTCGATCATATTGGGAAGCATGAGGGCGTTCGTCTGAGACACCTGACTGCCAAGACCCAAGCCCACAGAACCGAAGTCTGTAATAAAGCTATTCGCAAGCTCCCTGATTTTCGGGTCATGAAGCCTGCGGTCGGCTTCACAAAACAGCGGCTCATGTGGAGCTGAGTCAAAGAAGCTGTGAAAATCGTAAAGCAGAACCCCTCCTTCCAGACCGTACTTCCTGTAATGCCGTTGAAGGTAACAGGTCATACGGCGCAGGGCGAAGTCCATACCTCGGTGTTTCAAGCTGGCTGAGTTGTCATAGATGAAACAGGCCGAATAGATGGGAACTAAGCAGTAGTCACACAGACACTTTTGAACCGCTCGTTCCGTAATATGGACTGATCGGATATACCGCTTCTTCCCTCGTTCCATGATGGTGAAAGCGTGAAAACCACGGTGCTTAAAGGTTCCGTTTTGAAGTTCACGATGGGTCTTTGCGATGATCGGAATGATATTGCCGATATACCGCTGAGTTGAGTTTTTCCAGTAGACACCCTTACAGCATTTCTTCCCGGAAAGGTAAAGGTGTCTGAACGAAAAGACTTCATCGAAATCACCACATTCTTTGCTTCGCCGCAGACGAGCTTCGTCCCGCTTGGCTTTTCTGCGCTGATAACGGGCTTCTCTCCGTTCTTCACTTGTCATAAAATGTTCCCCTCCGTACAGTCTTATTGTCGGGTACGGGTTCTAACTGCTTGTAGTACCAGCCATGAAATGAGCTACCGTACAATCGCTCACCATGCAAGAAGCGTCCGGCTGACTACATCGGACGGGGTGTTTTGGCTTGGTAGCCGGGAACAAGCCCTCCCTCTGCAAAAGGTACTGATTTCGCCCAAAGGGGTTACTACGACTGACCTATGCGAAGTTGCAGAGTCCGAAGGACACGCCATTGGAGTTGCTGGCGTTGTTATTGTTGGCGTTGCCGTTGTTGTTCACATTACAGAAATTGTTGGTGTTGCCGGAATTAGGAGAAGCTCCCACCAGTTGTTCGCAGAAACGGTAACAATTACAGGGCTTGACCCAATGAAAAACTCACACAGGGAGGTCTTTATACCTCTCGTGGTCAGCTTTCCGAACCTTGGAGATAAGCTGTGCTTCGTCCGTGATGTACTCTCCAAATTCCTTCATGGCGTGGTCAATCCACGGACACTTTTCAGGGTTTTGAAGAATAGCGTCATAGAGCAAAGTCAGCTTCGGGCTAAGATTTTGAAGGGCGATGTTGGCGTTAATCAGGTGATCTCGCCGCATTTGCGCTTCATGCTGATTGTGCGGGTAGATGTTGTTCGCCGCTCGGACTTCCTCATGAACCGTGGAAGCCAGCTCGAAGATACGGTTTGTCAGCAGAGGTGCGTATCTCTTAGGAGCCTTGGTGCAGACGGAGAAAGCGTGAAGCTCTAACCGTCTGGCGGTTTCGATGAACTGCATGGAGCTTTCGCCACGCATAGCTTTGATGACTGACACGCCAACATTCCTTTCTTACACCGCCCCTGACGGGGCGGGATTGGTGTTGATGAAATCGGGGATTAAACGCAGAAGCCGAAGGACACGCCACGGGAGGAGCTGGCGGCGTTAACGCCGGCGCCGTTGCCGGTCACACAACAGAAACCGGTGGTGCCGCCGGAACCAGGAGAACGCTCCCACCAGGTGGACGCAGAACCATTGACCTTCTTAATGGTGCTGTTGCCAGCGGTGTAATACTCGTATTGCTTACCCTCACCGGCGTAAGAATACTGAGTAGCGCCAAAGACTTCAATCTCGGACAGAAGGAACAGCTTGTCGGAAGTGGTTTCCAGACCGGAATTGCTGTTACCTACGCTGGTCACTTTGTTGACGAACTTCAACACACTTTTCAGGTCAGAGGAAAGCTGGTTCAACAGTGTTGCCATTGTGGAGGTACGCATAGTGGAACCACGCCAGCCGTTCACATTGGTATTGGAGCCGTTCATGGAATAAGTGGTTTTCAGGCAGTCAACCAACTGGAAGGTAATACCAGCCTTGGTACGGCTACCATCTGCGGTGGTCAGAGTATCGTGGTCAAAGCCGATGATCTGCGCCGCATAGGTCACGCCGTTGACGGTAATGTTCTTCTTGTCACCGACCTTCCAGTAGTTCGGAGCCTGACCAAACTTGGAAATAGCAGCGATGTTGTCCCAAGAGGTAGCTTCCAGCGTAGCGCCAACTACAAAGGGATAGACATACACGATACCGATGACTTCCAGCGTGTAAACCTTGGTTTTCTGAGAACCATTATAAGTAAACACGATAGTCCAGTCACCCAGCTCGGTCGGGTACAGAGTGGCATAGCCGGTCGAAGCAACCTTACCGGTCAGGGTTTTACCGCCCCTGCTCATGGTGACGGTCGAGCCTGTATCAGCGATGACACGCACCTCTGCGGGAGAACCCTTCTGGCTCAGAGCATACAGAGCGTCATTCACCGTAGGGTCGCTGCCGCTCAGTTCCAGTGCCGACTTGGTGGTGTCGGACAGCAGATTTGCCTTGCTCATGGCTGTGCCGACCACATCACAGCCTGCGGCGTTCAGACCAATGTCGAGGGTGGCGGTTCCGGCGAGAAGCTGTGTGCGCCATTCCTCGAAGGTTGCAGGCATATCGGTAGGAGCCTTGATAGAACGGGACTTACCGTTGCCCTTAATGACAGTATCTTTCATGAAATTTCCTCCTTACTCTCCGCAGTTATACAGACCAACATAGGCGAAAGCGTCCGCCGTGCGGTCGATCTTGGAATACAGCTCGGTTTCTACCTCGGTCAGTGTTGTGTCGATGACATACAGGAGATATTCAATGTTGTTTGCCGTGGAAAAAGTGAGATTGTCCAGACTGCTCGGAACCAGCGGTGCGTCCGGGGGAAGCGTGAGCTGCTTTCGGAGAACCGTCAGGTTGTTCAAGTAGGCTTTCACGAGAGATTGGGTGGGCGTATCACCCATCGCCCAATTCGTCTTTGCCGCAACCACCACCGAGGAAGGGTCATACGGAACTTGGTAGATCGGGTCATCAGCGACTCCTTTCTCCGCTCGGTATGCCGCCAACTGTCCGGGGAGAGAAGTCATGCGGTTGGCGATATAAGTTACCGCCTGCCCCACACGATTCATGTCCCCGTAATTGTAAGCACCCTTCATGCCAGCCATGTACTCGGCCTTTTCCTCAACGGAAAGGCTCGAAAGCCCTTCCGTGAGGATTTTGTTTTTCAGGGTAAAAACCCTGTCTACATCAGCCTGTGTGCGGTCGTAGACGAGAGTATCAATAATGCTCATATCAGACCTTTCACCTTCAACTTTCCGCTCAGAGAGCCGTTAAATGTGATCTCGTCCACCAAGATCAATGCGTCCATTTCATCGGTATAGAGCGTCTGCAAGCCAATCACATCGCCCACTTCCAACTCAGGATTGCCACGGTATTTTGTCTGATAGGTGTTCTGCATTTGCAGATACTTTTTCACCTGATCGGCAAGAGCGGCGCACATCGTATCGTTGGTGATAAGGGGGTTTTCCTCCTTGTCGATTTCTCCATCGAGAGCTACGGGATAGGAAACGACCACCGAGTTCTCAGACAGAGTTTTACCGGTAACAACTACGGTTTTAGTGCCGGAGGATAACACCAAATCCGCAGCTCTGGCGTAAATGTTGGAGGATACCAACGAGCCGCCAGAAACAGAGATAGAAACATCTTGTGCAAGACCAGAGAACTCGACATGAAGCTGAGTTTCGGTGGTCGTTCCCTCGAAAAGTTTGGTGGTATCATTTGCCGCCGTGTACGCATACTTAGCGACAGACACCGCTTTGAGCTGGTCGATTTTTGCGATGGATTGTGAGTCCTTATCAATCGAGTCAAAATCCAGCGTGAAGTCCGTTTCACGGTAGTAGAGCTTGCTCACCCGCATACGGCGGTACGGCAGGCCACCGTCCATCGTTACCTCGATCTTGGTACAGTCAATCGCCGCTTCGCTGTTGATAAACACCTCCGCAGAAGTAATACCCTTCACAGTCTGCGTGTCCAGCAGCTTCGTCCCGGCATAATACTTCACCTGAATAGAGGTGGGGTACTCGTCCAAGGGGGTATCAAAGCGGAGAGCCAACACGGGAAGGTCGTGAGAAACATCAAAGGTCTTGGTGAAGGTCGGCTTCGTAGTATAAGTGCCATCTGCCGCAGTCATCGCTTCACTGATAAACCCTCGCCCGGAGGGGTCGGTGTCTTCGACAATGACCTGATCTCCACCATCCAGTGTCCAGCGGTTCAGTTCCAACGCCGCATAGGTGTTACCGACCTTATTGCCACGGTCAACAGTGTCCCACTCGCTGTACCACAAATGACCGTTATCCGCCCATACGCCGCTGTAAATACCAACCACAGTCACGCCGAAGGGCTTGATGTGAATGATATTGTCATCGTCTGTAAACAGGCGGCAGCGGCAGGCGTGAGCGATCAGTTGCAGACAGTTCATGTGCGAGTCAATAGGAAGCGCCGCCGTAGTGAACATCTGCTTCAAGGTTGGGTCAATCACCCAAGGGTGCGTACCCTGCGCTGTCAGCGTCAGGTCTGCGTCCAAAAGTACTTCCTCAGCCATGTCGTAGAAGTTTTTGGAACCGAGCTTACTCTTGTAGAAGGTTCCGGTCAGACTTCCAACCAGACCTGTACCCGTAAAGGTGGCCTGATTTTTGGCAGCTTTCGGTTTGCTGTTCAGCACATACTTGTCCGCTTTCAGCCACTCGACCTTGCCCGTGGGAAGCATATAACCGTATCGGAGAGAAATCGGTGACTTCTTATCCAGATAGGCATAAATGCCTTTCGGGTTATCAGGGTCATAATTGTGTTCGTAGTCCAAAAGCACGAACTGCATGGTTTCCTGCGGCAGTCTGCGGGAGAGCGGGTCTACATCGTGAGACTCCTTGATGGAAACAATGTCATCATTACCAAATTTCTTCTGCACACCGTAGAGAACCTGTTGTAACCGAGGTCGGCGGTACGGAAGGGTGTTCCCCATTGTCAACACGATCTTGTCACAAGAAGCGACCTTCGTGTTGATGACCAACTCTGTTCCCTCTACGGGAAGGGTCAGACTTTCCAGTACCGTCCCATTCAGGTAGAAATCAACCGTCACGGTGTCAGGCCATTCCTGATAGCGAGTGTCAAAAGTCAGGGTGATACCGGGGAAGGTATGAGGATTGCTGAAAGCACGAGTCAGCACCGCAGGGGTGGTAAACTTGCCCTCAGCATTACTCATGTGGCTCGAAACAAAGCCGTCATACATCGTCCCGGAAGAAGGAACGATGACCGTATTCCCGTCCAGCGCCCACCGGTTCAGCTCCAACGCCGCATAGGACTCCTGATAATCATATCCGTAGTCCAGCGTGTCGAACTCAGAATAGTTCTGCGCCCCATTGCTGACCCAATTACCGTCTGTTGCCGCTGCCGTGTCCACCTGAGAGAAGGTGATCTCCACAAAGGACTGCTCACGGAGCAAAGACTTCATCGACAGCTTGTAAGCGTTGCTTACCTGTTTCACGGCTGCACCTCCTTAGAACGGTTCGCCGCAGTCAATGATGTTGACTTTGCAGTTGATGTAGTCCGCAGGAAGCCCCGTGTTCGGGTCAAGATGGTACGGGGTCGCCGTGCGGTCGCCGGGGTACATCTTTCGGGTTGTCCAGCTGTTGTTCACCATGTCGGGATAAGTGACCGTCACAAAGAAGTTCTTATCAAAAATCTGCAACATGGCAGACCACTGTTCCGCTGTCAAGTAGCCCCAAAAGAGATTGTTGAGCTTCTGTTGATCTCTGCCGACCTTCTGGCCTACCACAACGCCGTTGGCATTTCTGGCAGAGTCTACGATAGTGGCAGACAGCAGCTCTAAGCCCCTGCGGGGCTGAGGAAACTTTGTGCCATTGATTGTAATGAAACTTTGCATTTCCTCAGCCCTCCTTAGTAGGCATTACTGAAAGCGCCGGTATTCACACGAACACCTCTGGCTCGGTTATAACGGTCATAAGACTCACCGATTTGATTGTCACCAATATTCACGGAGAAGTCCTTTTCCTCAACGACATTCAGCAGAGCGTAAATGGCAGCGATCACACCGTCATTGGCGATAGACACGCCTGCGGAGATACCCTCAACGATCTGGTCATTGTTGGCAACCGCCGTTCTGCGCCCCATCGCACCGACCATTTCCGCACCCGCTTCACGGGCGATAAAGAGCTGTCCTTCGTTCGGGAAACCGCCGTCTTCAAAGAACGGAATATGCGGAATATCCACCAATCGAATATCAAACGCCGGAATAAGCGTGATACCCATGACAGATAAGCCGTTGAACTGGATGTGGAACATATCATTGATTGCGTCAATGACACCGTTCACAAGTCCAATGATGGAGTTTGCCATCTGTCGCACAAAGCGAGTAATGGGGTTATCGTCCAGCGTCCATGCCGCATACGACAGGGACAGACCCGCCGCCAGTACCGCAAGGCCAAGACCAACACCCGCACCGCTCAGGCACAACAGGACACCGAGAACGATCAATGCACCGCTGAGAATACCCGTGATGACCGATACGACTTTCTTAATGGAATTAACCACAAAATCCCAATTCAGGGTAGCAACAGCGCCAAGGCTCAATGCGCCAGCCGCCATCAGGCCAAGGCCAAGAGGAAGGGCGACTCCGCTCAGAGCAAGGATAGCGCCGACCGCCAAGAGAGCGCCGCCGACAACGG